GATCACCGCAACAAGGCAATGCAGAACCCTGATGGCTTTGCTGTCAACAAGGCTCACCAACGCTGTCTCGTCAAGTGTCTCGCATACCTTGGTCTTGGCGTTACGATCTATGCTGGTGAGGATCTGCCGCTATCTGACATCGAGGAAGAGAAAGATGCCGCAAGTGATGCAGCACAGAAGATCATTCTACAGTTCGACGCCACAAGCACAGTGGAAGAAATTGACAAAGCTTGGCGTGACAATGCAGGAACTATACAAGCCCTTACCTCTTCTGCCAGAACAAAGGTCACAAATGGCTTCAAGAAGAAAAAGCAACAAATCAAATCGGCGTAAGGTAATCAGACATGAAACGTGTCAATGGTGTGGGAAATGGTTCGCACCAAGTATTGACCCGTTCATAGTGTTTGCTTCCAAAGAGGTATCGTGTTTTTCTTGTTATAAGAAGGGCGATACCTCACTGCCTTCAGTATATGAAAACAAAAACAAACTGGTGGAGTTAGGGAAATGAAAGCTTATCTCATAGATCCTTTCAAAAAGAAAATAGAGCAAGTTATCTTTAATGGTGACTACAAAAGTATCTACAAGTTTGTAGAGTGTAGAGCGTTTGATGTTGTAAGAGTCTACACAAATGAGGATGTAATCTACGTTGATGATGAGGGGCTGTTTGTAGAAACACAGAACTTCTTTATACACAGGAACTATCCAACACCCCTTGCTGGCAAAGGACTTGTTCTTGGATCTAATGAAGAAGGCGACTCAGTTGCCCCCAAGACAACACTAGATCAGCTTGAGAAAGACATCGCTTGGGTAGGAGACAAGCACGATATTCAAACAATACATATGTTCCGCCCAGGGATCGAGGACTACAGAACATTTTACTTTGAATAAAGAAAGGGAGTTAGTAACGCCTGAAACTAACCCCCTCTCCCCCGCAACTGCTGAGTCTCGCAGTCACGAAAACAATAACAGAGAGATTTGAGCATGAAAACCCCTGAGATAATGTTTGAAGATGATCCAGCAGCAGAGAACTACGACAATCATGGCGTGGTCTACATGCAAGAGACCATTGTCCATTCAAGATGTGAACTCGCATCACTGTTTAAGTCCCCAAGCTATACATGGCAGAGGGACCGTGAAAAAGAAGCTCAAAAACAAAGAATAAGAAGAGAAGAAGCAAGACTGGCAAAGAAAGCAAAGCAATGATTAGAGAAGAGATTCTAAAAGAAGCACTGGAAACTGTAAGCGCAAGGGGCGATGTGTATGGACCGCCAGAAGAAAACTTCCAAAACATAGCGGATCTATGGAAGGCATATTGGGGTGCGCCAATATCAACACATGATGTTGCTGTTATGATGATGCTAGTCAAAGTTGCTAGGCTTATGAAGTCTCCATATCACCATGACTCTTGGGTAGACATATGTGGATACGCAGCACTAGGCGGTGAGGTTACAGCTAATTAGACACAGTAAAAGACATGGATACTGAGTCGACACAGTGGCAATTCCATGACACTAGGCCAGACCTGATGCCTAGATCACAAATTGATGTGTGTAGTTTCTGCTATCAGCGACAGCACATCATAGGGAGAGTGGGTTTTGGCGAACGTACATAAGAGGTTGCCTGCCACTCTCCCGCCTTATTTCTTGTTGCCAAAGAACTTGGTAGCTGATCTAACGCCAAAGCTGGCAGCCACAATTACGCCTAACGTATAACGATAGAACTCCGGCATTGTTTCCAATGCAGCAAAACCATCGGTTACAACCTGACGACCCCAATCCCCACAAAAAGCCAAGACAAGCGGTACTGAAAACAGAATAGTAAGCCATTCATCCTTCCATGAATTTTGGCTTCCTTTCGCCATCTCTAAGTTCCAGTCAATCTCGCCAGTGGCTTTTTTTTCCATAATCGTTGCTTCAGCCTTTGCCGTTGCAACCTTTGCCACAGTCTCAGCTTTTTTTGTCTCAACCTTGCCTTCAAGCCACGTCCCCAATAACGAGCCAACAGGGCCAATCAATGCCTGTAACATCAGTGTTTCTCCGAGTTAAGCCAGACAGCTAGTGATCCTGTCATGGCACCAGTTACAACGCTGATAAGACTGGCTTGCTGTGTTGTAAGATCAGGCTGAGATAACGCCCATTCGATGCAGCGCACATAAACACCTGTCATGCAAAGCATCATAAATCGAGGCAATATTTTTAGCTCAAGCATCTTCTTTGCTACATCTTCAGCACTCATTTTTGACTCTCCTTGATGGCTTTTAGAGTTTCTCTTAACGAGGGTGGCCTTGGCTTATCTGGCTCAAAGTCACATAGATACTCTCTTGGAAACCATTCTCCCATCTCAAAATCCATGATCTCTTGTGTGTTCCAAGCACCTCTGTAAACGCAATATCTTTTGTTTTCGATAACATCGCATCCAACTAATCGACACAAAACATGCTCTGGCTGTGCATTAGCAGCCTTGCTCTTTAGGAACATAGCAAAACCAGTAAGAAGCCCTATGCCTATTACGGATACCAATATCCACATGATAATTTCCACAAACTTTCTACGCCGCTGTCTTTGCTTGTAAAGGGTATCTTGCCTACGTTTGCGTATTTGGCCTTCCATACGAACAAGCTCATCCCATTTGGATTTGCCGTACATCATGCCAATCATGTTTTTGAGGTCAGTTCGTTGCTGTCTACTCTTTTCAGCAGCAGCAAAGGCTTCCATTGCTTCTTGTTCAACGCTTTGACCAGAGAATAACTTCTTAAAAATAGGAGGATTCTTCGCTTCTTTCTCCAGCATATCCAGATCACTAAGCGCACCCATCCACCTTCCGATGTCTGAGGCCATAGACTCGATATCTTTGCCAATGGCTACGCCTTTTTTAACTGCGGAGAAGGCTGCCGATGCTGCTGCCATTGCTGATACCGGATCCATCAATACACCTTTGTATCTTTAGCTACCAAGACTGGCAGACAGTAAGCAGTGATTGTTTTTCCTTGCTTGTGCAGCCGTTGTGCAAAGTACACGCAGTCATCGACAGAGCGAAAATACATATCATTACTTTTAAGGCGTTTGTCCTCGCCAATGCCCACAAATACGAACAGCAAAAACGCATGGATCATCCATTAACAATTAACCCAATAAGCAAAACGATAGTCGTACCAGCAGTGCCAATCATGATGTGTTCAATGCGCTTGATCCGCAGGATAGTTTCTTTCCAGCGTTCAGCACATACAGCTTCGTGGGTATCTATCTGGGCCTGTACAGATGCGGCTGTAGGCTTTGCCATTACCAACCAGCCGGAACAGCTTGACGCATTGGCGGGTTGGCAAGAGCAGCCATCTGATCATCGAGCATTGTCTGCATTTCAGCTTCGGTTTTTTCCAAAGCCTCAAGCGTCTTGGCCTTGCACCAGTCCTTTGTAATGTCATCGAAAGCAACATAGTCACTGTCACCTTCGTCTGGTGTTTCGACAGCAGCAGTGCCGTAGGCTGTCACGTTTAGTGCCTCGCCATCAGCATTAGTCTCGCTGTCAGATACAGCAGTTAGACGCCAGTGAATTGTCTTGATGCAATCAGTGTGTCCGTTCTGGGCCTCATTGCAAACATCAAGTGCTGGGAAGTCCCAAGTGTATGTGTTAGCCATTGTCTACTCCTACGGCTTTGTGGGCCAGACAACAGTGTCTAGCGATTGATATGTGTTTGTGATGTCACGCAGGGCCTGACGGTATGCAGTTTGTTCTGCGGTCATTGTCAAATCAGACGATGCCCACCAATCTGTTTCAGTGATACGAGCGTTGCGTTCCACCCTAAGTAATCGCAATGGTTCTGCCGCTTCTAGTTCAGCAACCTTAGTGTTAATTTCATCATCAGTTGGGCGTGTGCTTATGTCATCATGCCATTCAAGGCCAGACAACTCCATTCCAGTTAATGTCCACTTAGCATTAGGTCGCAAAACCTCTAGAGATTTATCAATCATACTCCTATCTCCATTGCTGTGATTGTAGATTGGCATTGATTATGACCACCACTATTAGCGTTGCCGTTTGACCTATTGTAATAAAATGTTGAACCGTTGTAGTTGAGGAGTTGCACTCGGTAAGTAAGCGCACTTGTGCTTGATGGACTATCTATAAGCATAGGAATTACAGTTGATTGTTGCCCATTAGTATCGCCTGACAAAACACCCCTGACTGCGTGAGTTGCTTGTGTTCTGCTTCCGTCTGATGGCGTAAAAATAGCAGTGTTATTTCGTGTAAATCGAAGGTACATCATATAAGTGTTTTGAGAGTGGTCGAGTTGACCGATTGTACAAAGCAACATGATTTTACTGCTGGTGCTTCTGGGTGTTATTGTTACTCCTAAACCACCTAAATTTGAGAAACTACTGTAGCCGGAGCTTGCTATTTCATTTGTATCAACAGTCTGAACAACTTGCTGAATAGCACCGCCAAGATTAAATGAGCTTGGGCCAATAAAGTTAGCCATCAGTTAGCCTCCATCGCCGCAATACGGCTTTCTAGTTGTTCGATTTTACGGTGAGCATCCTGCAACGCCGACACCAAGATTGGTGTGATGCGTCCGTAATCCATACTCATCATGTCATCATCGCCAGTGCTGACAGCCTCTGGCATAACCTCCTGCATTTCCTGTGCAATGAAGCCCATAGAGCGTGGGCCGTCTGGGTCAGCCTTCCAGCTATATGACACAGGGTTCATCTGCATCAGCTTGTCTGTTGCGGCTAGAGGTTCGATGTCTTGTTTAAGGCGGCGGTCTGAAGTGGTGTTGTAGGTTGTTCCAGAGCCAGTTGTTGACACAGAACCAACAACAGAACCGTTTTTCCCAAATGCTAGTTGCGTAGCTGTAGCAGTGTCATCACGATTGACAACAATATAGCCCGGCCCGAGTTCAAGACTATTTGCATCTGTAGCTGCACCAATCCCCGCCGCTGATGTCTGCCCAACCAAGAACCGTGAACCGCTATCAAACCGCCCCCGCTCACTGCCGCCAGTTTTGAAAGCAATGATATCACTGCCAGTGACATCAATCCCTGTGTTCGTGTCGGACACTCCACGAATTTGCACACAGTTTAATGTTCCGCTGAAATAACCGTCTTTGAAACGATAAGTGGGGTAGCCCAAATCAATAGCATTATCTAATTGCGCATTTGTGCTGGGATTGTGTGGCAAAATACCGTTTACAGTCGGATTAAATGTTACCCCAGTGTCTCCAGACCCGATGTATATGTTTGCGCCGCTATCAAAAGTACCAATTGAGCCAGCCGTGCTACCGTCTTTCGTAAAGTTGACAATGCTGCCATCAGCCCCTGTGCGTCCAAAGAAACAAGCGGTGTCAGATGCACGAATAGCGTAGATGCGACCATCGCCACCCATTGTTACTGCACCATTTTCGCCCAGTGAAGTGCCGCCCACCAGCAGATTGCCTGACGCTAGTCGCATACGCTCACTTACATCACTGCCAGAGGGTGCGGTGTAAAAACGTATTTCTCCATCGTCACTGTTGTTCTCAATATTGATTTGTGCAAATCGTTCCGAACCAGAACGTCCAGTACGGCGTCCTTCGAGAATTCCATTTCTGCCTGTGTTTGCAGTGTTGAAAACTAAGTTGGTGTGTTCATCAGCAGTAGTTTCAACAGCTAATACTTTTCCACCACTTGCTGATGTAGGCGAACTCGTCCCAATGCCCACGTTGCCAGCCGATGTGATGCGGAGGCGTTCTGCGGCGTTTGTCCGAAACGCCATAGCATCTGTGAAGTGGTCATACTCAATACGACCAACAGTGCCGCTGTCAGTGTCACCAAAATCTATGCTTACTTGATTGGTTGTGCCTGTGAGAAACTTTTGACGGATAGAGGCAGAAGTATCTTGAATATGAAGTTTTTGGTCAGGTGCCGTTGTCCCCAGCCCCAATCGCTGTGTCGAGGCATCCCAGAACAGACCTTGCGTTGTGCCATTATCGGCGTAGAACGAGATGTCGCCGCCATTGCTAAACTTAGCAATGTTTACGCCTTTTGATTTTAACGCAATGTTAGCAGCAGCCCCGCCATTGTTGTTACTGTCTACGTTTATAGCCGCTACATCGCCAACAATATTAATGTTTGAGGCGGCACTATCATTACCTAAAGTAACGTCCCCATCCACAGTCAGCCCATCAGCCGTCACAGTGCCAGTGACATCCACGTTTGCAGACAGATTAATTTGACCAGTGCCATTCGGGTCAATCGTTACATCGCCGTTTGATGCGCTGGTGATTGAGTTGCCGTTGACATCAAGCGCACCGCCAAGCTGGGG